ACGTACATTTAAGATGCTAGATATGTGGTACAAAAATTATAAGACTCAAATAGAATCAAACCCAAAAAAGAATTGGCCATATGATTGGCCAAGCTCATTATGGTATTGGGATACATTTGCATTCTTTAATACAAACTACAATGTCGATTACGGAGTAAAGATAAAAGAGATTCATGCTAAGTGGAACTATGTTAAAGGATATAGAGCTGAGCGTGAGTTAACAGAAAAAGACAATATAGTTTTTTGGCATTACACAATACCAAATGACTTAGTAGATAGGAGTACTTATAATGACCCCGGTATACGAAATACAATCGGAGATTTTAAAATTATTAAATGAGTGGAAGGACTTTGTCTGGGGACTGGACATGGACCAACTCATGCAGCGCAAAGGTAAATTCTTTAGAGAGAATAGATCTAAGTATGCCACAAGTATAGAATGTTTAAGTTCTATGGAACATGATACACATGATGGATATCAACCAGACTCTCATGGATATGACTTTAATCAGATAGCAACATGGGTTAAGAATGATAACATTAAAGATAAAGATATAGCAAAGGTAATACAAGAAAAAAGTCATTGGCTTGATAATGAATTAGGATCATTACTTGGTATAAGATTTTGTGCACTAAAGATGTGGTATCCAAAAGATGGCTACATTGCATGGCACAATAATTGGAATGTACCAGGTTATAATGTTTTGTTTACATATACAGAAACTGGTAATGGATATTGGAGACATATTAATCCAGCAGGATCTAAAGGTAAGATTAATAAACCATTTGACAAACACTTAGTACATATACCTGATGTACCAGGATGGCATATGAAGACAGGCTATTATGGTAAGAAGGAAGAAGAAGAAAAAATTATGTGGCATAGTGCTTATGGTGGTGAACCAAGAATGACTTTAGGCTATGTTGTATATAATGAAGAGCTATGGAAAAATATGGTAGAAGATATTGCTGGTAAAGAATTAGTATGGCCATTAGCACCATTTGATCCTTCTATGCTACCAAAAGATAGCCCATCATATATGCCTGAAGATAGCATAGATGCACATGATGGTTAAATGTGTCTCGATTTATATTCGCTGAATGTTCTATGGGATTTTTTAGCAACATTATTTAAAGCGTATTTGAGTATCTCTAACTCTTTTTTATCTGAATCTAAATCTATCCAAAAGATTCTATAGTTAGAGATACAATAAAGAATAAACCACACATCAGAAAAATTAGATAGCACTGGAGGTTTTGAACCACTATAATCTAATGCTCTTTGATAACCTTTCTTTCTATGTTCTTCTTTTAAACCTTCATGAAGTTGTTTTAATATAGGTTGTATTAACTTCCATTCCTTATCTTCTTCCTCATTAAATAACTGAACAAATAGTTGTTGCCCATATAACAACATGGTAAATGCAAATACTTTTTCGTTTACTTCAAACTTCATGTTCCAATCACCATCATTCTTTTATGGTGGTATATTGTTTTACCACCTCTATATAATATATTTTTTAAACCAGATTGTTTAATTAATTCATCTGTATCCTTAGCACAATTAATATGTAACCACTTAACATTATCGTTATCATTACTTTGTAAAACAAATAATTTATCTGGAAACTTTTCTGTAATAATATTCATATCCATCATATGTTCACATGAAGTATTAATTATAACTTGACCTTTGTAATCTATATCATCAAACACTACATCTTTAGTATGAATATTTACTTTAGGATAATCATTAAACATATGTGCAGCTATGTCTGTTGTATACTCATCTACATCATAAAGGTCAACATTTATTTCACCAAAAGTTTGATAAAGGAATGGTATCAATACAATACCATACCAACCAGCAAGAATAGATACATGATCAAAGTTGTCAGGTGCAACTTTTTTTAACTCATGACATAGCCAATCTTTACTTTGTATCTGAGTATCAAATACACATTCAGAAAAATCTTTAAATTTATATACATGTTTATCTGAAACGTATCCTAAACCTTTAACCCAGAGTCTTTGTACTTCACCACAATCCATCTAATATTTCACCTCTATCATTAACATCATCTAATACACAAATTGGTATTTGTCTAAATGTATTAGCTCTTGTATCATCTGGAAACACACATCCATGTTTATATGAATAAGCTAGTCCAGGTTTAAAAAAATTTAAGTTATTACTATGTCTTCTATATAGCCATGGATCTAATCCATAAAAACTTTTATATAACATCTCTTGATTATCTACAAAATCTCTCCACATTGGTTCACCATTACTCTCATCAATAACCATAATAGAACTATTAACATCACATTGGTGTATCTTCTTAGCTGTATCTTCACTAAACCAATATGTCTTTAATATATTTAATTTATCTTTAACAGAACAATCAAAGAAAGGTTCTAATCCCCAAGGCTTCTCTTCATCTACAAACTTCTGATGTACATAACAATCTAAATCTAAGTACACAGTAGGCTCTTTAAACAAACCTGGTTTAAATAATTTAGTTTTATTCCACCACTTACGATCATGAAAGTCATCTGTAATTGGTATCACATTTATTTCATCTTTTAATCCTTCTGCATCATCTGTTAAGCATGTATATTGAATTCTTTTATCTGCATGTTTTAATTGTTTATATAACTGATTAACATATCTTGCACTATATGTTGTACCAACTTTTAAAGATACTGCTTGCATATGTCTGCCTCCCAACCTTCTTTTATATCTAATGGATCTGGTTCATGATCTTCCATAAAAACACATACAGCATGATCAGGTCTATATTTTGCTTTTTGTTTATCTGGATACTTAGCACCTCTACTATGTGAATATATTGTACCTTCTGGATATGTATTAATTTTATCTCTATGACATCTCCAAAGATAAGCATCACTACTATACAAAGAACCTTTGGCTGCTTTGTAATGTTTTAAAAAATGCTCCCATATCTCATTTGTTACAGGAGCAGTGTTATCTACATAAATTAAACTAGCATTAAAACTCATAGTAAGAAAATAGTTACCACCATGCATAGGAACATGCCACTTAGGGTTCCAATCAGTTCCAATAATTGCTGGTGGTTTAGTTTGTACAACTCTACTTAGATCACCTAGGAATAAATTATCTAAATCTGAAAATAATATTTTACCTTCTATGCCACATAACTTAGGAGCAAATAAAGACATTTTAATTGCATCCCAAAACCACCATTGATCCATAGTTAGTATATCATCCCATAACCATTTCTCTGTACACTCTACAGGAATAATATCTTTATCTAAACCATCTGGATTATCTGTCATACAGTATGAGTTAAACTCACAAGGCATATGACGTTTAGCCATTCTATGAATTAAGTTAGGATATTCAGCTGCAAACTTATCACCCCACTTAATTGTCATTAAGTTAATTTTTTCCTGGACCATTTAATAACCTTATATAATATCCATCTCTTTTTTCATATGCTTGTTTATCTCTTGGAAAAAATTCTGAGCCAACATCTGCACCATAATAATATGAATATGCAATACCTCTTGGTAATGGTTTGAGAGATTTTATCCATTGGTGTCCTAAGTAATCATCATTACCTCTATACATTGTCATTATAAACTCAGGATCTTTATTAAAGTCTCTCCATATATCACAAAGAGTGCCACCTTGCCATCCCATAAAAGATGTATTAAAAAATGAAGGATATTGCATATTTGGATCTTCTTGTAAATTCTTAGGTTGCTTACTAAGATCTAACCAATCAATTGGTTTCCAATAACAATATACAGATGTTAATTTATCTGCTGTAATAAATTTATCTATGTCAGTTATTTCTCTATCAATAGTTACATCCAAATCAAAATATAAATTGGTACCTTCTTTATCTATTTCAGGATGAAACAATAACATTTTATTCCACCAACCATCTAACTTATATTTTGTTACATCTATAATTTTTATATCAGGATGTATTACAGTGGTAAGATTAGTTAATAAATAAAAATTAAATTTCTTTTTATAACGTCTTTGTAGTTGCCAATACAAATCATAGACATGACTATCTCTATATTTGTCTTTTATGGTAGGATCTTCTGGTGTTGTCTTAACGCAGAATATATTATTCATAATAAAAGTCTCTAGTTATTGTTAGATAAGAATCTACTTCTTCTTTAAATTTTATATTATCATACATTAAGTGTAATGTGTCAACACGTTTACTAACTAAAATATGTAACATTGTATGGTGATCTTCTAAAAAGAAATGTTCTTCTAATCCATCACGTCCATGATTGACGTATTTTTGATTTGATTTTTTTACTACATGTTCTCTTAATCTAGCATCATAATCAAATGGTATTCTTTTATCTAAAGCTAATCTAAATTTAAATATATTATCAAAACCTTCATAAGTATTTCTATAAGTAGTTACTAAATAATTTACCCATTTGTTTTTATTGGCTACTAATCTATAATAATCCATTATAGTACCACGAGCTGGTTTAAAATATTCAGGAACTTCTTGTTTTTTAGAATTTCTTTTCATTATACATTCACCTTTAATAATAGTCTAATTGTTTCTTATAAATATATATATCTAATATTAAATAGGAGTTTACTACAATGGCAGCCAGAGCTGATATCCTTATAGACCAGGGAACTACATTTGAAACGGTTGTTACAGTGACGGATACAAATGGAGATGTTGTTAACTTAACTGGTTATACTGCAAATGCACAAATAAGAAAGCATCATACCTCATCCTCAGCCACAAAAACATTTACCATATCTAATGGTGGTACTAATGGACAGCTAACATTACAGTTGAATGCTGCAAATACAGCAGCTATAACTGAAGGTAGATATGTTTATGATGTAAAAGTCACATCTGGTAGTTCTGTTATATCAAGAGTTGTTGAAGGTTTGGTAACAGTTAACCCAAGTGTAACGAGGTAGTAATGGCATTAGGAACAAATAATACTATATTAACTAATCAAACAGCATTAGCTGTAAAGGTAGCACAAACAACTGGGTTAGGTAATTCACCAAGATTAGATAAATTAGATGATGTTAGAGAAGTAAGTAAAGCTAATAACAATATACTAGTGTATAATGCTGAAAGAGATTTATTTTTATTGCAAGAACCAGCAGCTGATGGAGGAACATTTTGAGTAGTACTACTAATGTAAGTGGGACATTATCTACTACTAGCTCAATTTCAACAAAAGTATTAAGCAGAAGAGCAGAATCAGTTGTAGGAAATGAAGACGTTAGTTTAACAAATATAGCTAACACCCACGTTTTAAGGTACAACAAAGCAGATGATACCTATAAAGCAGACACAAGACAATTAGATGGAGGAAGTTTTTAATGGCTGGTACAATTCAAATCAAAAGATCAGCAAATACTGCAACACCAAGTACTTTAGAATTTGGTGAAGTAGCATGGTCTTCAAATAGTCAAACGCTACATATTGGTAGAGAAGATGGTAATACATCTAACGTAATATCTATAGGTGGTATAAGAAGTCCTGGCACATTAACAGCCAACCAAGCACTTGTTGCAAATTCAACATCTTCTATAAACGAAATAAAAGCAGCTAATGTATATTTTGATACATTTAAGCAAGCTGTCAATACAGAAGCCAATATAACAATGACAAGCACATCAACTGCAAATCTTTATAATGTAAATTTTAGAGGATCTCTTAAAGACAGTAACGGTAATAAACTAGAAATATATAATTCTAGTGGTACAAAGATTTGGGGATAACAAATGGCAACACCTAGTAGCAGAGCAACAATGAAAGAATTTTGTCTACGTAGATTGGGCAAACCTGTAATTGAAATAAACATTGATGATGATCAAATGGATGATCGTATTGATGAAGGATTATTGTACTTTCAAGATTATCACTTTGATGGTGTAGAAACAACATGGCTTAAACATCAAATTACACAAACAGATATAGATAATAATTACATTACTATTACAGATAGCAATACAATTGGAATTGTAGACATATTTGATATAGGTGATGCAACAAGTACAAATAATTTATTTAATGTTAGATATCAAATAGCATTAAATGATTTGTATGATTTATCAAGATACGATCTTGTACCATATTTTATGAACTTTATGAATATTAGATTTATAGAAGAAATGTTAATTGGTAAACAACCAATAAGATATAATAGACATCAAAACAGATTAAGTGTTGACATGGATTGGCAAAAAGTAAATGTGGATGATTACTTAATAGCCAAAGTTTATAAGAAACTTGATCCAGATACATATACAGACGTATGGGGTGATAGATGGTTACAAAGATATGTAACTGCTTTATTCCAAGTTCAATGGGGTAAAAATTTAACTAAGTTTACAGGAATGCAATTACCTGGTGGTGTTCAATTTAATGGAGAGCAAATTTTACAACAGGGTTTAGAAGAGAAACAAAAATTAGAAGAAGAAATATTGTTAGCTATTCTCTACCCGTTCATGACCTGACTGGATAATTAAATGGCAAGAGGCACAAATCTGTACTTCAATCATTTTGGAAATGCAGACGAACAAAATTTAATTAATGATTTGGCATACGAATCAATTAAGATGTATGGCATTGATGTTGGTTATATGGCTAAAACATATTCTGACACAGATGATATACTTAATGAAAATAGCAAAGGTTACTTTGCTGCTCATAGTCAAGTTGTAATGTATATTAGAAATGTAGATGGTTTTGAAGGTGAGGGAGATTTCCTAAGTAAGTTTGGTGTAGAAATTAGAGATAGAATTACATTCTCTGTTGCCCGTCGTGAGTTTGCTGAAACAATTCAAGCAGATCAATCAATATCAAGACCAAGAGAAGGTGATTTAGTTTATCTTCCTTTAAATAAAAAAATATTTGAAATAAAATTTGTAGAGCATGAGCCAACATTTTATCAAATGGGTTCATTACAATTCTACGATATTTCTTGTGAATTGTTTGAGTATGCTGGTGAAAGAATGAATACTGGATTTAGTGAAGTAGATACTATAATGGATACACATAGTACTGATATATTTGTAGACACCCAACTATTATTACAAGATGGTATAACACCTTTATTTACAGAAGAAGGTAATAGAATATTATCAGAAGCTGAAGATAGAAGTGATGCAAGCTCAGAATCAGATAGAGACTTTGATACAATAACAGATTCAGATAACATACAACTACAAACGGATGCAGATGCAATTATAGACTTTAGTGACTCTGATCCATTTAGTGAAGGTGGTACTTTCTAATGTTTGGTCACGATTTTCAACATAATCATTTACGTAAGTATGTGATAGTATTTGGTACTTTATTCAATGATCTTATTGTACAAACAAAAGATTCAGCTGGTAATATAATACAAAATATAAAGGTACCATTAGCATATGGTCCTAGAGAAAAAGCATTAGCTAGATTAGAACAAGATCCTGATCTTAATAGAAAGGTAGCTATAACTTTACCACGTATGTCATTTGAAATGACTTCATATAATTATGCTCCCGAAAGAAAATTAAATAAAATTCATAGAAATGTAGCAGCACTTAGTGATGATAAGAAAAAATTGTATGCAGCATACACACCTGTACCATATGATATAGGTTTTGAATTAAACCTTATGACAAAAGCTGCAGAAGATTCTACAAGATTGGTAGAACAAATATTACCTTTCTTTACACCTGAGTGGTCTGTAACTATGAATTTAATTCCAGAAATGGGTTGGAAACAAGATATACCAATTGTACTTAATAATGTTAGTGTATCAGATACCTATGAAGCAGATTTTGAAACAAGAAGAGCTTTAATACATACATTGAATTTTACAATGAAGGGTTATTTCTGGGGTCCAGTTAGAAAAACTGGTGTTATTAAAACAGCTAATGTTATGACACATGTGGACACATCCACTGTTTATGCAAATCAACATCCATCCAATACAGTATTTGCAAATGTTAATGTAACAAATTCTTCATCAGCTGGATATTATTTACATAGTAGAACAACAACTACACCTGGTCTACTAGCAAATGGAAGTCCAACATCTAATGCCTCATTATCAGTTGGCATAGATAGTATAGATGAAGATGACGATTACGGGTACATACATAATTTTGAGGAATGGTTCAGTGCAAACACATCAGCCTAAAGAAGATAAAATAGCAGACACTTTAGATATATCTCCAATTGTAAAAGAAAAAAAAGAAGTTACAGTTGTTGAGCCACCTAAAGATGATCAGTCTCAAAGAGATTTAGATTACTCCAGAGAGAATTTATATCATTTAGTTGAAAGAGGTAGAGATGCTTTAGAAGGTATATTAGATTTAGCACAACAAAGTCAGTCACCTAGAGCATATGAAGTTGCAGGACAGCTAATAAAAACTGTAACAGATACTAATAGAGATTTAATTGATTTACAAAAGAAAGCAAAAGATTTATTTAAAGATGATAATGTAGATCCTAAAACAATTAACAATAATTTATTTGTAGGTAACACATCAGAGTTAACTAAACTATTAGGAGGTACAGCAAGAGATGTACCATCAGGAAAGAAAAAATTATGATAGATGAAGCATCAATGGATCTTACACTATTCTTAGTACCTTGGATAGCTTTACTAATATCACTTGTGGCTACTTTATGGATTAAAGAATGGGTGACATCATTAGTTAAAGGTATGAAGTTTAGAATGAATAAAGCATTCAATGAGAGTGATCATGTTATACTAGATGGTAAACCTGCTGTCATAGTTAAAGTAGGAATAACAGAAACAGTCTTTGGTGTATATTCATATGCTGGTTATGTTTGGAGATATGTTCCTAATACTAAAATAGAAAATTTAAAATTAGAAAAAATTATTAATCCTGAGTTACATCTTGACTCTCCTGAAGAGAAAGCTAAAAAAATTCAAGAGTTAATAGATCTAAATCAAGATAATATGATAGCAGCAAATAAAAGAGCAATAGATCAAATAAAGAATGGAAAAAAATAATGTATGAATATAGAGTAGAAGTACTAAAAATAATAGATGGTGACACCGTTGATGTTGACATTGATCTAGGTTTTGGTGTATGGTTAAAAAATGAAAGAGTAAGATTATATGGTATTGATACTCCAGAAAGTCGTACTAGAGATTTAGAAGAAAAGAAATTTGGTCTTGCTGCAAAAGAAAGATTAAAAGAATTATTAAAAGATGATGTATATCTTCGTACTATGGTTGGCAGAGGTGGAGAAGATATGAAAGGTAAGTTTGGTAGAATCTTAGGTGACTTTGTATCACAGTACGAACAGGGAACTGGTTGGGGACAAATGTCTGCCACAGAAATATTAATTAAAGAAGGTCATGCTGTAGCTTACAATGGCCAAAGTAAAGATGACATACAAGAAGCACATATGAAAAACAGAACAAAGTTATTGGAAGAAGGTATTGTTACGTAAAGATCAAATATATCTTGGTAATCCTAGACTAAAAAAAGCTAATGTAAAAATTGAATACACAAAAGAGCAGATTAAAGAATTAGCAAAATGCTCAAAAGATATTTTATACTTTTGTAATAAGTATATGAAAATAGTAAATGTAGACGAAGGTTTAATTAACTTTAAAACATATGATTTCCAAGACAATATAATAAGAAGTGTACAGGATAATAGGTTTACTATATGTAAGATGCCTAGACAGTCTGGCAAGACTACTGTTATGACTGCTCTTATACTACACTTTGCATTATTCAATGAGTCATTTAATGTAGCTGTGTTAGCTAATAAGGCTGCAACTGCTAGAGAAATATTACATAGAATACAATTAGGTTTTGAATACTTACCACATTGGATGCAACAAGGTATAGTAGAATGGAACAAAGGTAATGTAGAACTAGAAAATGGTTCTAAAATATTAGCTGGTGCAACATCATCAGGTTCTGTTCGTGGTGGTTCTTTTAACTTAATATACTTAGATGAGTTTGCATTCGTACCAGCTCATCAACAAGAAGAGTTCTTTGCATCAACTTATCCTACAATTTCTTCTGGTAATACAACAAGAGTTATGATAACATCTACTCCTAGAGGTATGAATCTTTTCTATAAGATATGGACAGATGCTATAGAACTTAGAAGTGAATATGAAGCTATTGAAGTTCATTGGTCTGATGTTCCAGGTAGAGATGAGGAATGGAAGAAACAAACAATAGAGAATACAAGTGCTGATCAATTCAGACAAGAGTTCGAATGTGAGTTCATGGGCTCATCTAATACGCTTATACATCCTAGTAAGTTAGGAGCTTTGGTATTTCATGAACCTATACATAAAGCCGAGAGTGTAAAAATATTTAAAGAGCCAGAACCTAATCACGTATATGCTATATGTGTTGATGTATCAAGAGGTGTAGGTA